GTTTTACTACTTCCATACCAAGTTCTTTGCCTAACTGTAAGATTGCAGAAGTCTTACCAAGACCAGCATCACCCTCAATATTGATAGCCACAGGAACTTTTCCTTCAGACTGAATATGTTGATTGTTTTTAACCATGTGACGGATAAAACCTTTTAACTCATCTACGTTCAATTGTACTGTATTCATAACACTTGTTTTTATAATTTTAACTTAATTACTTGCCCTGGTAAATCTTCATTCATATATGATCTTTCTGACAAAACCCATAGAACTCTGTTCTTTGGTTTTACAGATGTATAGCACTCACCGTCAGTAAAGTATACCAGGCTTGTATACTTTCCAATGTTTGCATTATAGTAATCTAGGACGGGATCAAATTCAGTCCCACCTCTTCCATGTACTTTAAGATCATTCTTGCCTTTGTATGGCTCAATAGACCGGATACTTGTATCGCACTGCACTATAGTAATATCAACTCCTGCTTTATGAATATGATGTATCTCATTCATAAACTCAGATAGCTCTTCATTACTAACAGATCCTGAAGTGTCAATAGCCAATAGCATATGTTGTCTCATCTTGATCTTAAGACCAGGATTATCTTCATATCTATGGTTTTCTTTTCTTCTGATTTTCTTAGTAAAGATTTTAGTACTTGTACCAGTAAATCTTCTAAGATATCCTTTCCAATCAAATTTAGCTTTGACAACTTCATCAAGAACAATCAGTCCTTCAATCTCCCCTGGAACATTACCACGTTTCTTAATGGTTTGTTCTTTAGCATCCTGTAGGATTTTCTGTACTTGTTTATCAATGAGTTTCTTCTCAGCTTCAGACATGTCTTCAAACTCTTCCCATGTAGAATGGTCTGGTACATCTCCATTTGCAATATTATCAAGCAGTTTATCCATTTCTTGATCACCACTTGTACCATTTTTATCTTTCTCATCTTGAAGGCGGAGAAGCTGGTCATAGTAATATCTACAACCAGCCTTTCTATCTAGTTGAATGTCTGTATAGTCATCAATGTTGATACCTCCTTCTGGCAGCCAAGAGGCTTCAATATATTGATTAATTTCCATATCCATGGCAATATTTGCAAGCTTCTTGTTACTAAAAGAACCAAAACTTACAAGGTGACCAAATGCAATATGAAGTAATTCATGTTTCAGTAAGCCCATCTTGTGATCATCACTTAGTCCAGTCCAGAATTCTTCATTAATGGCCAACTGATAATTAATATTGTGCTTACTCACACCTGCAGTAGGGAGATCTTTCCTCCATACTTTATTCAACATAATGAGAAAGAACCCATAATAGGGCTCTTTCAACATTAGTTCTTTACTGATTTTACTAAGACTCTGTGCTTTGTCCATCATCTTTAATTTTTACATCAATGCTTATTTTATTCATATCATAACCTATATTACCCAACATACTTGTTAGATCTCTGACAAAGTTTTCTATGAACAGCTCAACCAAAAGCTTATCTGCCTTGTGTGTAGTTAATAATCCTAGCACTCTTGCACTAGATAATGACCCTATCTGTTCAGATAGAATTGGTACAAGTAACTTATAAGAGTTTGGTGCTTGTTTACCCCAAGCTATAGGATCTTTTTTAGAATACTTATATAATACAATTAACTCCGGTACAGTCAAACCACTATTCTCTATTGCCTGGAAAGCAATAACATGGTTTTCTGCATCACTAGAGCTAAACATAGAAATCAGATTGTTTAATTCAGCCTTACTTAGTTTCATTAGTCTTCAATTTTAAGTGTCTTAATCATCCATTCTGTGGGTTTATTAATATTATCTACCCACTCTTTTGCACTTGGTATATATCCATTGCAGTCTTCTTTTACATGTTGTTCCCCAACATATCTTGTGTATACTTTCTTACCATCAGAGTTTTCAATAATCTGACCAAAGATCTTCTCACATTCAAATATACCCTCACTGTGGTGACGGAACATTCTATGTTTACTATGACCAATCCAAGCCTTTGTAGCATCAAACCATTCATGGATTTCTAGATAATCTAACCAAGAACCACCAAACTTTCTAGCTGATGATTTTGCATGTTCTACAGGATGTGACATTAGTCTAGAGTTTGATCAATTAAACTACCAACATGCTGATATGTCTCAACCTCAGTAATTCTAACATTGTTCATTACATCATACTTACCAGATGGTACTAGAATACACATTGTACCATAACCACCGTCATTGTTCCACCAATCTTCTATACTATCTAAGATTTTCTCTTCAGCAAAACTTTCAATATCAGAAGATAAACCTGAGTCAAGATTTCTTAGATATTTTGCATCTTCCTGCCAACTATTAAGAGATCTAATTTTATCAAAAGCATCTTCTAAATTTTCAGGTAATTTATCTGTTGTATAAAGTACTTCATCTATACAACCAGAATCTCCACTACCCTCATAAGATATCTGGATACCGGTCACACCAAGGTCAGCCAACTGAATCAGGAGGCTTGTCATCATTGTTTCATTCATAACTATTTTGTTTTAAAAAATCTTCCTAAAATATTTTGATTCAAATATTCTTCTTTTTCCAGTACCTCTCTTACAAATTGGTACTTGGTCTCATGATATGTCAGTTCTGTTTTAGAAAAACAGATTCTTACCATGAACCTTTTAATGGGAACACCATTCTTATGTGCATCTTGTAGTACTTTATTACTACTGTAGTACTTCTGATAGTTAGGTTTTACTTGGATAGTGTACTTCTTGGCTCTCTTGTCTTCCATATTAGCAAGAGCTTTTACTCCAAACTTCTTCTTAGTTGTAGAATAGAAGTTCTTCTTACCAACATATCTAACAGCTTTGCCATCTATAATAGCTTCCATTTCATATATGAACCCAACGGCTCCTTCTGGAATCTTGCTATCTGTAAATACTTCTCCTTTGTATAACCAACTCATACCGCTTGTTTCAGTAAAGATAATAATTTGTCTCTAACAGCTTCAATACCATGGTCTTTAACAGAATCAGATAGATCCTTAGACATGTCAAGAATAATAGAATTTATACCATACTTGTCTGTATACCTTTGAGCAGCTTTAACACCTGGCTCATCATTATCAAACAGTACAAGTATCTTAGAATATTTCTCCTGAAACCTACCTATAACAGATTCTCCAATCATTGTATTCTCACTGTCCGGAGCAATACATTCTATATTACCAATACCAAGTTTCTTAAAACTCATGAGATCTTTAAGAGATGATACAATCAGCAAATACTTAGAATCATACTTCAGTTGATCCATACCTTGAGTATAGTTCTGGATCTTAATAAACTTCTTCTCAGGAATCTTTGGCATATAAATCTTATAGAGCTCACCATCATTACGGAAATAACCATAAACATAGGGTCTAGAAAATCTATAGCTTGTAATAGAACCATCTGGTTCAGACTTAGACATTGTAAAGAACTCTAATGGAACTACATTGTACTGACTTAAGATACCAGAACCAATTTTAAATTGTGTCCAATACTTTTGGTCTAATGTATTCCAGTGTCTCATCTCAAAGTCTACAACCTTGAACTTATCATAGAACTGTATAGGTCCTCTATGTGCAGGTGCGTTATATTTTAAATACTCCTGATAATCTGTAAGTATTCTATTAACTGCTCTAAATCTTGCATCATAGTTAAATAAAGCCTTAACAAGTTCTATTTGGTCACCTTGAAATCCTGAAGAAAAATCTTTGAACTTATACTTACCATTGTCTTGATAGACAAACATGCTAGGCACTTTGTCTTTAACATTAAATGCAGATAGCATCTTTATGTTTTGTCCAGTAAGTTTCTCTTTTAAGTTCAGATAATACTCAAATACCCATTCTCTAGGTACTTCCTCTAAATCAGATATTATATTCTTTGTTGAAATCATAACCAATAAGATATAAAGGGGGAGACCTGACTTAATTTAGATCTGCTCTATTTTAGAGTTAATAATAAACTAAACTCCCCCTTTAAAAGAGTGAGTATTAGTCTAAGCTAAAGTCAGATGATGTTTTAGGTTTTGTAAACACATCATCATCATCCCCGAAAGATTTAACTTCTTTAACTTCTAATTTCTTAAGGTGTTTAGTTTCATCATACTTGATAACTACTCCATCTTCTTCTGCACCAAATGCATATTTCTTACCTTCAGCTTTTGGAAGCCACATATCATAATTAGTATAACCTGTTTTGCCTTCATATTCTTTACCAGCAATACAGAATTCAAGATATTTTTCTCTGAAGTCTGCAGTCTTGTTGAATGCTTTAACAAATTCTTCAATAGTTTCATGTTGACCATCTTGTCCAAGGAACCAAGAATCAAGTTGAAATGTATGAGCCAAAGTTCTTAAGAAGATTAAGATAGATCTATCTCTCTGGATTTTAATACCAGATTTAGTTTCACCATCTGCAAATGCATATTGACTTGCTTTAACTCTACCAATCTGACCAGCATATCTTCCTTTGCTTTCATCATCTTTGTCAATCATGAAACCTTCAAAACCTTCAATAGGTGCAGTTTCTACATGCAACATAAGATGATATGCATTATCAATAAACTTGAAATCCTCAAGTTCAATGCTGTTAATTTTCAATACATGATTACCTGGTGTAATTGTTTTTGGTAGTCCTGAGCCTCCTGTGCCCAAATCAGTTGTGCTTAATGCCATTTTTCTTAAAATTAAATTGTTAAATAAAAACTTTGTCCCAGTGAAACTCTAGTTCACCAGATTCATTCATCTCTGTTACTGCTATTTCTTCATTACGTAAATGCTCAGGTCTTGCACCGCAAGTAACCTCCTCATTTGTTTTAAATGACAAAATAGTTTTGTTTCCTTTTCTATACATGTAGCCAATTGCATCTGCGTTAGCACAGATTAGAGACTTAATCTTGCCTGTCAAATCTATGTTTGCAGCAAGAACCATCTCTCCCTTATCATCTACCTGCTTGTCTTTAATGTGACCAGATAAAATAATATGGGGGGCTAATGTATCAATAAAATCTAAAACTTGAAAGAAAGCTTGTCTTAAATATAAATATCCTGCACCATTAGGTAATGATAAGACATTGTCTCCATCATAGTTTTTACCCATGCTAGTTTGTTTATACAATTTGATAGCTAATGGCATAACCATGTCTTCTAATGCAGTTACAGTATCTACCGTAACATACTTGTATGGTTTACCTGCTTCTTTGATTGCTTTTCCTGCTTCAAGTAACTCTTGAAGAGAGTTAATCTTAAGCTTAAGTGCTTCCACATAGTCAGCACCATTTTCTAAGTCAAGAATTAGATTGTTTTCTAAACCTGCATACGCAGTTGTTTTACCAGTCTTTGGCTTTGAATAGATTACTAATCTCTTTGGATTAGTTCTATCAGCCGCAACTTTTTTAGTTGGAAGTACTATACTCATCTTACTTAAATTTTTGTGCTAGTTTTTCAAGATCTGCTGCAATTCTTAATAGAATATCTTGTGTAGATTCTTCAAGAGATAATTCTTCCTGAACTTCTTTAAGTTTAGGAATAAACTGTTCTTCAAAATCTGGAAATACTGATAAACTTATTTGCTCTTTAGGAGCTTCAGCTTTTCTTTTCTCATACAAATTGTAAGTAATTTCAGAACCATCAGGCAAAATAACCATTAGCTCAGACAATGGGATAGTATAAGCAAAATAGTTATTACCACTAGAGTTAGTACCCTCTTTTACATCATATTCTTCAGCAAAATATGGATTTGTTTTATACTTAAAGAGTGGTCTATCTTCAAATGCAGGCTCTACACCTTGTTCTTTACCAAAGTCATCTCTGATAATATCAATAAACTCCATAAAGATATCTTCACCTCTCTTTAGTTCTCCGTCAAATAGCTGTACTTGCCTACCATACTTACCTTTCTGAAAGAAAGCAGTCTTAATGGTAAAGTAAGGATCAGATACTTGAGCTTTTCTAAACTTATCAGTGTGATAAGCAAAGAACTCTTTTTCTTTTTCTTTTCTACTCATAATTATAATTTAATTTTTGTTGCTTGTGGAGGTGTTTCTATTTCAATTATCCTCATGTTTTCTCTATCTAGCTTAAAGAAGCTTAATCTAGTTGTTCCATTCCTGGATTTTAAGAAGTGAAATGCAAGAAGATCTTCATCATTCACTATAAATCTTTCAGGACCATAGAACCTAATCTTTCTAATAGAGGGCTTATTAATACCAAGTACTACATCAGCATGTTGTAAT